CGAGCCTCCCCCACGGTACTACTTCGTAATGCCGTTGAAAAGAATATGCGCAAGCGGATTGCGCATCTCGACGCCCCACTCGACCACGATCATGCGGACTTCCGCGTCGCCGGTGCGGGCCATCAGATACTGACGGAACGACCGGAAGAACGCGATAGCCAGATAATCAGGGTCGATCAGCAGCCCGACGTCAGGCGGGAGCCACCGCGACGGGATCACCTTGACTCGTCCAAAGTCCGTCGCGAGCACGTCGACGGTCGACACGACCTCTGTTTTCCCGACGAGAACTTGCGTCGTCGAGCGCCCGACGAAGGTCGAAACGGTGCGCTTGGGCCCCGGCGGCACAACCCATAGTGTCGGGCTCGCCCCGTTCACATAGGCTTTCTGCATCGCGTCGCCCAACATCGCCTCCGTGACGGGAACCCCCACAGGAGCCGGGAAGAGATCGGTCGACAGGGTGATGCCGCCCGCAGCCGTACCCGGCGCGATTGCTCCGCCGACTGCGCCCAATTTGTCAGTCGCCCGGGCAAGCCAATGCGAGATGCCCTCCGTGACGCGCGCGGTCGGCGTCGTATCGTCGCCATTGACACGCGGTTGCCTCGAGCAGGCCGCCGTCTCGATGTCCGATTTTAACACCTTCGACGACATTGCCATCTGATGGGCCATTTCGGACCCTTTACCCGCCGCATCCGACTCCTCCTGAGAGCCAGAGATGGTCGCATCCCTTTCGGAGATTTGCGTCACATTGTTCTGGCGGATGGTCGGCTGCGCAGCGTGCGGGGCGAGCGCAAAACCTTCGATCTGGGCATTCGAGGTCGCCGCCACCGCGCCGGTGCCTGGCGTCACCGGAACCGACACAGTCGGTAGGTATTCTGTTTGCCAGTCAAAGAGCCGATTTTTGACGTTCCGCCGGCGAATGGCAGACATCACGGGGGTATCAAACGGATCTATATTGTAGATCACATTTGACAAGTCTTCTCTGTTGCCCACCGCGTTATACGTGGTGAAAGCATTCGTGACCTTAGGCACTGGGGGTCTCCCGGGTTAGAGCATACGTCGAAACACATCGACCGCATCATCGAGGCGGCCAGAGTTCGCCAACCGGCGACTTGCTTCGTCGAGCCCTTTCCGAGGCGCATTCCCTAAGGGTGTAGCGCTGCCGGGAGTTAATGTTCGACCTTTGCCCGGAACCACAGCCTGAGGTTTGGCTGCGGCCATCATCCGGTCGTACTTGATCGCCTTTCGCAGGATAGAAAGCATCCTGGGGTCATAGACCGTGGCGACTTCTTGCTCGCTAAACCCAGAGGCGAATGCGGTTTTCCGCATCGACTGGATTTCTTTCTTTAGCGCCGCTTCGTCTGGGATTTTGCTGTCGAAAACGAAGCGTGAAAAACCGTCTACCGCATATTTCTTGAGTTGTCGATCAGCCTCCTCGGCGCGCATCGCCTCCATCTGCCCGCGTTCAGCGCGCGACTGGTTCAGCTTGGCGTACAGAGCCTGGTAGATCTTCTGGTTTTTATGCGCCTCCTGCGGGTTGATCGCATACTCGCGATCCCAATCAGGCTCAGTCGGAAGCATCGTCCTGACGTCGGCCTCGTAAGCCTCCTTGGCCTGCATCAACAGACCCCAGTTCGCCTGCTGCCGACGCGAGTCTTCCTCGAGGCCGGCGCGCAGATTGCTGAGTTCGGTCATCCGCCGGTGGAAGGTCTCCTGGCGAACGTAGCCGTTGAGCGCTTCTCCTAGCGACACCTCGGTGGGAACGCCGTCGACGATGACTTCGTATTTGTCGCCTTCGTCTGGAGCTTCCCGCCGTTCGGAAACTTCCTTGGCCCCAGCGGCGGCGAGCTCGTCATCATCGAGTTCGCCATCCTCTGCTCCCTCGTCCCCAGATCCAATCCGTTCTGGACCCGCATCGGCGGATCCGTGTACGTCGTCGACATCGGCCTGCCTCTTGTTAGGGCCACGAGCCACCTCCCTTTCCCGGGACCGACGTCCCGCGTCATCGCCGGCGTCGCCGGCTCCCTCGACCTCACGATCCTCAAACAGCGGTTGCGGCGGCCCAACTGTCTGGACAAACTTGCCGCCAATGTCGCGCGGGCGCGACGGCGGCGCGATCTCGGTTGTGAAGGCTTGCGCAGCCTTGTCGATCTCTTCCGTCACCTGTTACGCGCCTCTGCCATTTTCTGGTCGTTGATCAAAGTCTGCAATTGCAGCGGGATCGACTCGAGCGCCCGCAGCATCCCCTGATATTGCAGCAATCGTTCTGGCGACGCGGCCATCATCTCGGCAAACCACTGCTTGCGCAGCCCGAGGATCGCCGCGCTGAACGCCTTGTTCTCAAGCAAGCCCCTCGCCTCATCAGCAAGAGCCTTGCGCTCGCCGCCGTCGACCGGCTTGAACGGGATCGGATCGGTCACTTAGCCGGTCCCTTTGGTTTCATCTTGGCGATGGTCTGCTGGTTGTCGAGCGTCGCCGCGGTCGTTCGCTCCTGATGCTGCCGGTCAAGCCGCGCCTGCTCCGCGTCATGCTGCCGCCCAGCCTCGTCGATAACCGCGCTCGACAGGATCTTGCCGCCGGTCATCGCGTGGCCGGTCATCGCCGCATGATGACGCGACGCCAGATCAGTCATCGCCTGGGTATGGTCGCTGTCGATCTTCGCCATGTTCTCGTGATGCTGCGCCATCATCGAAGCGGCCTTCAACGAAGCGTCGGTATTGGCCTGCTGCGACTGCATATCGGTCTGATTTTGCGTCGCCTGATGCTCGGCCATGTCCATCTGACCCTGACGGTCCTGCGCCTCGCTGTCTTGCTGATCCTTCATCAACTGCGACGCCAGCTGCGCCAGCGCAACGTGTCGGTCGACGCCCATCTGCTGTCCCTGCATGTCGAGCTTTTGCAGATCGACGACGGTCTTGGCGTGCAATTGCTGATGCTTGAAGGCGTTCTCCGTCTCCATACGCTGGGTGTCGAGATGCTGCTGCCCGACTGCCTTCGCGCCATCCATGCGGACCTTCTCGAGCATCGCCTGCGCCGCCATCATCTGCGCGTCGGGCTGCTTCGGAGACGAGGTCAACGCCTGCATCTGCTGCGGGTTCGGCGTCTTGAAATAGCGACCGACGTTCTTCACGTTCGCCAACGCAAGCATGTCGGTCATGGTGTTCAGCATCTCCTGGACGCCGCAGATCGGATTGGCGAGCCCCATCTGCGCGATCAAAGCCTGCTGATCCTGCTTGATCCCGGTCAGGGCCATCATCCTGACCATGTCAGAACCCTTGCCGAGGTTCGGGTTCACCTCGACCGACATCGACGCATCGAACGTCGACGTATCGTATGGGACAAACTTGCCATTAACGCGAAGCGTGCGCGGCGGATTTGGGTTTTCGCAGATCTCATTGAAGAGGCCTGTGAAAAGATCCTTGAAGCCCGTCTCGCATAGGACGCGAGCCACCAGCTCAACCCGTTCTTGAGCGCCATTGACAATAGCTTCGACCCCAATCTGCGTCGAACTTTGAAGCGCCTTGGGATCCAGACCTTTCGCCGCATCCGACAACCCCGTCCGTCGCGATAGCGTATCGTTGAGCGAGTCGATGATCGGCATCGCCGCCTGGCCGACGAACGGCGTCTGAGCAAACATCACGCTCTGGCTCGGATCGCCGCGGGTGCGGATGACCGCGCCGAGGTCGTCGTTGAGCGCGTCGTCGAGGTTCACCGTCAGCTCGTTGACGACCGTCTTGGCGTTGATGCTCTCGGCCAAGCTGTCGAGCACGCCGCGCATCATGTTCGTTTTGATCTTCTGAATGTCGTAGGTGTAGTCGGCAATCGAGTCGCCCACGATGGTGTGCGAGATCGGGTCGCACGAGAACAGCGCAAACTTGACCCGGTTGGCTTCCTCGTCGTGGACGATCTTATGCGTCTCGCCCATCGTGCAGATGTAACGGAGCTCTGGCGAACCGTCTCCATCCTTGTCCGCCTTGATGAACCACTCCCCGTAAAGCACCCCATCGCCCACTCGAGTCGACATGAAGCGGCCAGCATTACGCATCTGGCTTTCCATCGTCATCTCGTTGATGTCCTGGCTCTGGACATGCTCCATGCACTCTTCGCGCGTGTAGCCCATCGCAATCATCTGATCGACCGGCACCACGCGCTCGTGACCGACAATGCGCGAGTCCTTGAACGTCCGCGCGTAACGGTCGAGCCGCATCTCCTCAGGCGGAACGCCTGCAACCTTGATCAGCGGCTTGTTCAGTTCAAACTGAACGATGACTTCGTCAAACGTCGGTGGCGGGGCTCCCATCGGTGAAGACATAGACGGCGGGGGCATGGGCCCAGGTGATCCGTCCATCCCTGAGGGTGAGGGCGATGGCGGAGCGCCCGGTGGCGGCGGGCCAGGCGGCGGAGAAGCCGGTGGAGTTGGCAATTGCGGCATCCCGCTCGGCACTGGGTTGCCAACGTGGATCAGCTTTGCTGTCGGGTTCTCCATGATGACTTGCCGGATCTGGTCCGCCGTCACCTGTGTGAACCGCTTCTTCACCGTCTCCTTGTTCTCGTCGCACCACCATTTCACGAACCCCGTTTTTACCGTCAGCGCATCTTTCAGCGCGCCGTAGAGGATCAGAAACCCCGGGTTGTCGCACCAGAACGTGTAGTTCACATAATTGGTCGCCTGCTCGGCCTGGTCGACCTCCTCCTGGCTGCGCGGCACGAGATAGACCGGGCTCTCCGAAGCCCCAAACAGCCGGATCAGCGCCGGCAACATCAGCATGATCGCATCGCGCACGTCGGTCGAGACATAGGTCGAGCGGTTCGCCGTCTCTTGGTCGTGGCCGAGGATCTGCTCGTAGGTGGCGGTGGGATCCTGGACGATCAACGTGTCGGTATAGGGACTGCCGTCAGGGTTCAGCCCCGGCAGATAGCCGTAATAATAGCTCTGCGCCTCGTTGCGCTTGTGCGCGAGGATCGTTCCCTCATAATCGCGCGCATCCGAGATCATCGCGTGAATGTAGGAGTCGTAACTGTCGGGATCGGACGGATCATAGCTGCCAGAGTCGCCGCCGCCCCTGTCCTCCTTGAAAGAGGCGAAGATCCGCTCCATCGACATGGCGTTTAGCCCAGCGCTTCCTTGAACGAACGATAATATCCTGCAATCAGGTCGGCCTTGTCCAGCCCGTTAACAATCTTGCGCGCGTTGACCGGATCTTCGGTGTCGGCGTCGAAATATTGCGACAGCTTCGCGCCGGTGAACCAACCATTGATCATGCCGTCATACAGCACCAGCGCGCTCGGCTCGTCCTCGAGCATCCGGTGCGGATACTCAACGCACGGAACGTCAAGATCATAGGTTTTCTTGAGGATTTCCTCAGCCTTGACGTAATTTTCATACCACGTCAGCTGCACGAAGCCGCGGCCATAATAGCACTGATTGAACTCGCCCGCCGGCTC